AATCTCCCTAGCACATTCAAAATTGCTCGTGAGACCTTGATGACCGCTCAGCGTTTACTGCTTGATACTGGGAACCTTAATATGTTCCATCAGTCAATCGGTTCGCTAACACTGCTTGACGATTATCGTCGTTGGCGTGACCGCGTCTTCATTGATGAACTATTCAAGACTGAGTCTCGTGGCCAGTCCTCTGATTCCCAAGGTGGCTACTACTATCCAAATAACAAGTCGAAGCCAACCTCAACAACACTTACTGCGTATACCGCTACAGAATATGCTTCTGAGCGCTTTAAGTTCAATGTAAAAACTGACCTTCTAGATGTAGTAAAGAGCCTTAGAAAGCGTCACGTACCAGTCTTCGCAGACGGTTACTATCGCTGTATCGCTGACCCTTCCCTGATGAAGGATCTCCGCGCTGACCAAGGCTTCCGTGAAGTTGCACGCTACCCTGGAATGGGTGCGCCTAACCCTCTTATGGGTGCTCAAGCTCCTAACTCAGCCATCTATGGCGGTGGGCAGTTTGGCCAGGCACAATTCGTAGCTGGTGAGCCAGTTATGCCATCAGGCTTCGTTTTTGAAGGTGTAAGATTCTTCGAATCTACAAACTTCCCAGGAAAAACTATCACGGTCGACATCGGTGATGGTAATGGAGCTGTTTCAAAAGATACTCCTGCAGGTCTATTCTTCGGCCCTCAGGCAATCGGTGTTGGTATTGGTGGTCCAAACGCTCAAGTCCTTATTAATAACAATGATGACTTCAGCCGTTTCATTATTCTCATTTGGCAGCTCTACGCTGGCTTTGCGAACTTGAACAAGGACTTCATCACTACAGCTTTCACTGTAACTGAGTAAGGAGGTAACTAACTAATGGCAACTTACAAATCTTCCGCTGGAGCCGTTCTCCAGCCAGGTAACCAGATCAATAGGCTTTCTGGTTTTAATGACGAAGGTGTTTTCGGACTCCCTGGAGTTGAAGCTTTTGAACTTCTTGGCTATGCCAAGGTATCAAATTTGACTGCCGATAAGGCATCTTATAAAAGCTTTAGCTTGACTGTTCCTTCTCCTGATCGCCGCTCCGGTGACAGGGTCCGTAATGACCGTACCAGCCTCGTAGTAAAAGCTACTCCGGCACGTCCTGCTTACATCTATGGCGCTTCAATCGCTATTGGACAGGATGTTCCTACACTTGCTGCTGATCGTGCAGGATTCCCTGCCGCTCCAGTTACAGCTGATATTGGTGGCACATCTACTGAGCTTCTCCTACTAGGTCCTGACAACAGTGGCGCACCTTTGGGTGTCCCCGCAACTCAGTTGTTAGGTTTATCCGCAGCTAGTTCTTCACTGACTGCTGCTTCTAGTCTGTTTGCTCAGGGAGCTGCTGACACAACTACTGGGAATCTACCTTTCTGGTCAAGCGTAACCGGCACTATTGTTGCTGCTGACGCTGCAGATTCCATGATGTATAAAGTCACAGCTGATACTACGTTTAAGGTCTATAACGTTAACGCTATTACCAATACTTCTGTATCTGGTGACGGTGTATTTATTAGTCAGGCTGACTCTGATGCTGGCCGCGCAGGATATATTCTTGCTCGCGTCAACTATCTGCGTCCTGCTGCTAATGTTTCTTGGAATGATATCCAAGGATATATAGACTTCGCTTCTCAAGTAGGCGGTAACGACGAGTAATAATCACATTACTTAAATGAATTGGCGGGTCCTTGAGGCCCGCTTTTTCATTGGTTATACTATTTATATCTAATTTTTTCCCATGGTTGCCTTAGCTCTTGCTCTAATAATTGGAATCACGATTCTCTTCTGGATTTTGATTAATGACAATTCCCATCCAAATCATCCAGTTTGAAATTAAATGATTGGATCTCTTGAGTTACTAAATTCTGAACAGTCAGATAGAGTTATAGAACTGGTAGAGCAATTAGAGAAATTTTGGATTCGTAGAGAAATTAAACCCATCGATTTCTTTACTATTGGAGCTTGTACATATATAGATGGGGTAGCAAATATAGAAAAATATCATGAACATAGGGTAATAACGAACCCTGTGTTAATGAGGCATTTCAGGTGGTTATATGACATTGTTATAGAGGGCTTTTCCCAAGTACTTGGGCCTATGGAAGTTGTAGGAGAATTGGGCTATCCAGGGTTTCATGTTTTTGGGCATAAGCCAGGTCAAGTATCACATCCACTTTGTGTGGAGATGTTTCAAAGACCTTCTGCCTCACTTCATTTTGACCACCAATATGAAGAGCATTGGGACTATTGGGAGATCTTTGAGAAGGTTGATTTAGAAAATGTACTTTCTTTTACTCTGCCTATAGAGCTACCCAAGACTGGCGGTGGCTTATGGCTATGGGATGGATTAGGGACTGACTTATCTAATTTTAATTTTCAAGATTCTGAGGGGGAAGACATAGCTTTTAAAAAGTATATGGATGATTTCGATCCTAGATATGACAAAGATTTCTGGCAGAATAAGACATCACCTGTTCTTCATGAAGAGGATCCTATATATGATACCAAGCCAATAGTGCTTCCTTACAAGGCAGGAAGGGCTTCCTATCACATTGGACGTGTATGGCATCAGATCATGCCAGGGCACAAGCTTTGTGGTACTGACAGAAGGATTACACTCCAAGGTCATGGTGTTAAGTGTGACGGGATATGGCGGTTGTACTTTTAGAGATTTAGGAGGGTTATTGTCGTAGACGAAGTTAATCTGGCTTATTCATGTTATATCAATATAAAGTCACTGGAGGTCTTGTAGAAGTTATATCTAAGCATGGGGAAGGCATCATGATGTGTTTAGATGCTCAGGATGAGGTCCTTTATGTAGACGAAGAAGATTTGACTCCTCATTTAGATGCCACTAATGAGAAGATGCGTACTGAGGAAAGACTCACTGCAGAGTTAGAAGCGGAGGGAGTTAAACCTGCTAAGTTAACAACACGTGAGACATTTCCTATAGATGTACGTGTCAATATCAATACTTCTTCTGCACGTCAGATTGCGGATGCATTACCTGGTGTCGGTCTTAAAACGGCTCGCGACATTAAAGATCTTCAAACTTCTCAATCTGGGGAACGATTCCAAAAATTAGAACAGTTGCGAAATATTAAGCGTGTTGACTGGGATCAAATTTTTAAAGAGAACTTAGTGCGCGTAGACTAAAGACTAGGCTCGTTTAATATTGTTTAATGAAGCTTGATACCTATGTACAATCTAAAGTCCGTTGGCATTTAGGTTATAATTTAACCTCAGTTCCAGCTGGTGACCAAGCGCGTCTTGAAGAAGCGATGAATAACGTTCAAGACTCATTTTGGTATGACAAGATTGTTGAGCAAATAGGTCGTTGTGATGAGGCTGAGAAGCGTACAGATATGACGGGTAGTGTGAATAATGATGCCGTACCGAAGAGTCGTATTGAAAGTATTTTGGGTGATGTTGACCGTACAATTTCGACATCTGATTTTAAAGAGACATTAAAGACTTGGACTCAGATTTATTTATATGAGACAGATCGTTTAGCATTACATCTATATGTTCCAAATTATAGAAATCCAGAGCAAGCTCGGTATCGTTTTAATCGAGAAGGTGCTGAGTTTATCCAGGCATTACCAGGGCCAGCTGATGTAGCTGTCGGTACTAGACTAGTGCTTGAGAATACTTACCGCTAAAGGAGATTTTTAATCATGGCAATGGATACTTCTGGTCGATTTACTGAAGCTGATTTTAGAAAAATGTCCGATGATGACCCTCGGAAACAGAGTTGGCTTAAAGCACAAAAGAAATATGGAGAACAAGGACGTTTTGAAGATAAGAAGAGAGATATGGAAGCAGCTCGAGATAGAGCAGGCGGATCATCTGCTAAAAAGACTGCCACTACTACTTCTCGACATTCTCAGGCTAAACAATTATCAGCTGATTATGCCACGGGTCAGAAACGACGGTCTGTTACAGCTTCCACAAACACTTCTGATAGAAGGCAATCAATGGCGTCTTCACGTACTGATTATTCTGCATCTCAACGTGAAAGAGATACTCAGGATCGTACTAGAGGGTCCCAAAGACGTGGTGCGATTGCTGAAGGCTCAGAAAGAATGAGTCGAGGGAGTATGAATAGAGAAACTGAAAGAGTAGATCGACCACCGTTAAGTGAAACTACTGAAGTAGCTACTCAGTTGCATTCATCTAATAGGGATCCAGGCGTAGCTAGACCTCTGGCTACTAAACTCGAGCAAGTAAAGAATAGACGCGATTACTCTTTTACCTCTACAGATAAGAAGAAAGACGTAGCTGAGCGCGGTTCGAAATTTATAAGCGATTTCACATCGCGTTATAAACGCTAAGGAGAATCTTATGTCTATTATGGATGACCTGGATTGGCAACTGGATGACGGTTATGGGTCTACTGAGGATTCTAAAATGGATCCTAAGTCTTTAGGAGGTTATAAAAGATGGACTTCTGCCTCTGATAGATCAGGAACTACTAAAAAAAGTAAAGGAAAAGAATTTTTAAGTCAATTTAAAAAGAATTTTAAAGATAAATTCCGCGATGGCAGGTAGCATTTCCCCCTGTTATTCTAGTTAGTAGGCTAAGTTTAATTTCATGGCGATAACTTATTTTCAAGACACTATTTTCAGTACGGAGAGTACGTTATCAGCACCTGCTGCTGGGACACCTTTACAGGTTGCTGTTAATAATACTTTTTCTACAAGTGCCTACACCCTTATTGTTACTGTTGCAAGTGTAGATACAAACGTAATTATTAAATTAGAAGGGAGTGTTGATGGAACTAATTATGCTCCGATAATAGCTAGTCAGACAATAACTGCTAATGGAACAACAGTTTATAGCGTTTCTGGAAGACCAGTTAAATGGTTAAGAACGAATTGGGTAAGTGAGGCAGGAGGCACTGCTGCCACTGTAACCTTCAATATAGCGGCTGCATAAGATGGCAGGTCGTTTTAACGCTGTTCAACCTACAACTAGGAACGGATATCTTTTTGGCGCGAGAAGAGAAAATATACCTTGGGAATCAGAGGGACCAGATACTGGTAGGAAGTTTAATCAGGGAAGGTCGACAAGAATGGCTGGACAAAAAAATCTTTCGGGAGTTCGTCCGGGTGAGAAAGATACGCCTCATGGTGTAGGAAGAGGATTTAGGCCAAAGGATAAAGGTGTGTGGGAAGCTGATCCTCGTGAAGATGCTTATTTACAGGATGATCCTTGGAAGACTTTTGATGAGGACTTAGAACCACCTATAACTCGTTGGTAAAAAACCTTCAGCTATAATTAGTTTTAAGTCTATCTGTAAATAAACGTGTCAAGCAGTAGTTCAAATAAACAGCCATTAATGGTAGATCGTCCGGCGACGGCTTCAACATTACTGACTGTTGCTTCAGGACAATTATTTTCTACAAGTTTAATTCCAACTGCGGTTGGTAATGCGACAAAAATTTTCGATGTTGATTCTGCACTGACAGATACATCTATTAGTGGAGCATATATAGATGATATATGGTTCCGTTATAGCAAACGTGTAACCGAGAAAATTGATGCTAAGACTGCAACGTCTGCCACTTATTCAGCGGCCTTAACTGTAGCTACAATAACGGTTAGTGGCGGTCATAATTTAGAAGTAAATCAATCAGTATTTTTAAATTTCACTAGTTATAACAGTGGAGCTGTTCCAATTGATGGTACATTTACTGTTGTCACTGTTACTCCAACAACATTTACTGTCACTATTCCCAACATTGCTAGTGGAACAATTACAGGTAACGTAGATGTTTATGATCCAATTGATTTTTGTTTTTACTTAGTAAGTACAGGAACAGTTACTAATATTAACCAGTTCTTCCCATTATTTGTTGCCAGTATTGATGCTATTGCATCTACTCAGTATTGCAGTTTAACTCAGAAAAAGATTTTACCTTTTATTAATCATCCTGTTGTTCAAGCTGGATCTAATTTTGTTAGTGCTCATAATGAATTAGCACCTAAACAACGTGGTTTAATGCTTAA